ATAAACAAAATGAAATTAATAATCAAAATTCTACGCTAGGGAAATTTAACTGGTGGGATGAATAAATGGAGGTGATTAAGTGTTAAGATTTTTTACACCGATAAAAGAAGTACCACGGACTACAGCACAACAAAAGAAATTTTCAATCAAAACTAAAACATTTTACAATACGGGAAACCTTAAGAAGTCAAAAGCAACATTGCAACGTGCATTGAGTGGGTTTCAACCTAAAAAAGAATATACAACAGGTATTAGATTAAAGGTAGTGTGGGTGTTTGAACCAACACAGAAGTCTAAAGACGGGGAACGTAAAGCAACACGTCCCGATTTAGACAACTTACAGAAGTTGTTGCAGGATGTAATGTGTGATATGAAATTTTATAAGGACGATGGACTAATTACGGATCTAGAGGTTAGTAAAAGGTGGCACAAGAACAGCGGACTTTATATTGAGATTGAAGAGGTTGAAAAGATAGATAGTGATTTTAATGAATTAATGGAGAGTTTAAAAAATGGCAAAAAAGAAAAACAAGAAAAATAAGAAGATTAGAAAATCTAATTTACAGATGATTGATACCAACGACGCTAGGAAACTACATAGACGTTATGCTAATTTGGAGAAAAAGGCGGTTGATGAATACAAGCTTTCAGCAAGTCGACAAATGGCTAACAATGTATTTCAAGAGTTATTCATTGATACGCTGGGTATACCGTTATTAGCCTTAAGGAATAGAGGATATGGCAAGAAAAGGCTAGAAGAAGTATTTAACGAAACAATGACTATATTTAAAGATTATCATGAGGAGAGGTTCACATTTGATGATGTCAGTAGAATTATTAAAGAAGAAACTGGAATTGATTTTATTCAAGCTAAAGAAGATTTTATTCAATGGCTTAGGAATAAAGCAAAAGAAAATGAAAAATTTAACGAACACTTATTTGTTTACACAATGGATGAGGTGCAAGATGGAAGAGAAACTATGTAGATTAATTGATATGGTTAAAGGTGAAGGTTTTGGCTTTGCTTATAAGGGAGTTAAAAAGATCACATTTGAATATAAGGATAGAGATTACATTTTAACTGAAGATATGCTGTATCCTTCAGATAAAAATACAGGAATTGACAACGGTTTAACTAATTCATTAGTAGATGTAAGAATTAAGCTTATGGAGTTTTAACTATGACTAAACTTGATGATATTATGTGGAAATTCAATCTGACTAATAAGAAATTAGCTAAAATGAGTGGAGTTAGTCCAACAACTATTAATTTAATACGTACTGGAAATGGCAAAGGCAGTCGAAAGAGTATTAAAAAAATAGCTAATGCATTAGGATTGAATGCAAATGAAATAGGAGATTAAGAGATGTTAGAGAAATTATTTATAGCAGGAATGGTAATTTTAGTTGGTGTTTATTTTGTAGTTCTATTTATGGATATAAAAGATTACGACGAACGTAAAGAAAAAGAAAAACAAGAAGCCATAGAATTAAGGATAAAAAATGCTAGATTGGAAGAAAAATTAAAAGCAATGGATGACGAAAAAGCTGAACAAACGAAAAAAACAGCTGAATTAAATGGGATAGGAGGATAAAAAAATGGACGAGAAAATAAAATATTTAAAAAGAAGGATATTTAACTTAGAGCAGGATAATATTGTGCATTATGACCTATTAAAGGAATTTCATTATGAATTATTTAAAATTAAAATGAATTTAACTATTATTAATTGGCTGGTAATATCTTACATACTTTATCAAGTTATAAATTATATTTGGGGTAAATAATATGAGAGGTAAAAAGATGTTTAAAAAAGTTTGGGATAACATAGAGATCATATTAATCACACTATCAATGTTGTTAGCAATGTTCACAATAGGATTAATAGTAGGAGTATATGTATCAAGCAAAACGATAGAAGAACTTTCTAATGACAATATAGTCAAAGAAAGGACTATCCAGGATCAGAAACAGAGAATTAGAGAATTACAGATGTTTAAGCAGTTGAAGGAGATATACAGATAGGAGTGAGTGTCGATTGATTGAACACAATAATAGAGATATAGCTAAAAAGCACGCTGAATACATTACAGGTAAAGAATTAAGGCAGTATGTGGCTGAAAAGGTAAAAAAATATGTTGGTGAAAATCCTACAGTATTTGATGGTGCAATTGGTAGCGGTCAGTTAGAACAATTTATCAAACCAAAATATTTAATAGGTGTAGAGATACAAAAAGCGTCTTGTGATACGTTTGAAAAGAACAGTGATCTATTTCCGAATAGAAATATTTATAATATGAGTTTCTTTAATTTTGATGAAGATATAACTGCTGATTGTATTGTTATGAACCCACCATTTTCAATGAAGTTTAAAGATTTATCAGAAGAAGAACAAACTAACATTCAAAATGAATTCCCTTGGAAGAAAAGTGGTGTAGTAGATGATATTTTTATTCTAAAATCATTAAACTATACAGAACAGTTCGCTTTTCACATTTGCTTTCCTGGGATCGCTTATAGAAAGGCTGAACAGAAAATGAGGGATTTAATAGGAGATAGGTTAGTTGAATTGAATTTAATCGAAGGAGCGTTCGAAGACACACCTATTCCAGTATTATTTCTTGTTATTTCTAAAAATGGTGAATTTAAAGAAGTTCATAAAGAAATATATGATTGCGATAAAAGAGAAGTAATTTACACTGAAATTTGTACAAATAAAGAGGATAAGTGGAACACACCAACTATCCCAAAAGAAAAAGAAATAATTGATATTGATGAAATAAATTCTAGTTTAGATGAATTAGTAGTAAGTAGATTAGAAAATCATTTAAAGATAACATTAGGACTAATTAGAGAATTTAGGGCTGATATAGATTATTTAGGTTTTATAGATAGAGTTGAAAGTCTTTGTCAGGAATATAGGTTAGCTTACAATTTTGGTGTAAATACATTTAGAGATTATTAAATTAGATATGGGTATTAGGAGATTTACAGATAATGAGAGAAACAAAAATAATGCACTTTGACTTTTGTGTCGAAGAAACTATGTATGAATTTTAAAAAGAATTAAGAACTAGAATAGAAAGTCGTGAAGATGATGGTTGGGAAGTAGATGAAGTTAAAATTATACCTAACAAAAAACATGAAGATTTTTACGATATATTTTTAATTATGAGGAGAGGTAAATAATAATGGCGATAATTAAGAATCAAAACCCTTATGATGATTATGATTTAAGGAAAGAATGGGAAGCTATAAGTTGTTATGAAGAAAACAGATTGAAAAAAGAATTTGAGATGCTAAAAAAATATTTATGTATAGTGATAATGCTTTAATAACTAGTAAATATAGCTTTTTGATACGCTTCTATAGGAGTTGTGATAAAGATAATTATATGGACATATCTATAGAAGTAGAAAGAGATAAATTTATAATAGAAGTATTTTCTAATGATGAAGATATAAAAAGTTTAATCAGAATACCTAAATATAGAGAAACAGCTAGAACGTTAAAGCAAGCTCATGATATTTTAAATCACTATATCGGAGAAATACATGATATATCAAGAAAGATATATGTTGAATTGCCATTGATCGATAACGAAGATTATTGGGAAAACACGAGAAAAGAATATTACGAAACATTAGAAAAAATTTCTAATGGAAAAGTGAAGGAGTTATATGAGGAATGAAAATATTAGATGTATGCTGCGGAAGTAGGATGTTTTGGTATGATAAAAATAATAAAGATGTAACTTTTGTTGATAACAGAAAGTTTTATGAAAAATTATCAAGTGGCCATGTTGTTAATGTTAATCCAGATATATTAGCTGATTTTACAAATTTACCTTTTAAAGATAATGATTTTGATTTAATAGTCTTTGATCCACCACATTTAATATATGCAGGTGAAAATAGTTGGCTAGCTAAAAAATACGGAAAGTTAGATAAAAAGAATTGGCCGGAAATTATATTAAAAGGATTTAATGAATGTAATAGAGTTTTAAGTGATAAAGGAACTTTAATATTCAAATGGAATGATAGTCAAATTCATGTTAATGAAATTTTAAAAATAATTAACAGAACGCCATTATTTGGCGATAAAAGAGGTAAAACAAGGTGGTTAGTTTTTAATAAAATTAGATAAAGGAGATTTATGACTAATGAATTATAAAGAATTACAAGTGGCAAATGATTTAGTAAAAAAAATTAGAGAAATTGATTTTCACTTAAAAATGACTGAAAGGTCTCTTAGCGATATTAGAATAAGTGTAAATAGTCATGTAATTTTTTTTGATAATAAGTATAAACAAAAAGTTGATAATGCTTTAAAAAGAATTAAAAATGAGCTGGTTGAAGAGTTAAATAAATTAGGTGTAGTGGAGGATAAGTGATGAATTTTAGAGAAATAAAGGAAGCTAATAAATTAATTGATGAAATAAAAAAATTAGATAGTTTTATAACGGATATTCAAAATCCAGCTAGAACTTTAACGGTATCTACCAGCTTTAACGGAGTAACAATAAAGAAAGAATACAGAACTAAAATTATACAAGTTATATTAGGAATGAGAAGAGAATTGGCTGACGAATTGGAAAAGTTAGGAGTCACGGAGTATGATGACAATGATTAAAAGAGTATTAACAATACCAAGGGGTATTGAGTCTATAGGAGATGTAATTAATGATTTTATCTCAAATTATTTAAAAGAGAACGAATACGTTATAGACATTAAGTATATAAAAAATGGAACAAGGCTTAAACCTTATGAAAACGGTCGAGGGGAGGCTTATGAGACTGTTGTAGTAGCAATTGTACATATAGGAGAAAAAGTTAATGGATAAAGATAAAATTAAATTAAATCTAGTAAAAATGATAAAAGGTAAAGGGGGAGTTAGTTTTGTTGAAATAGAAAACTTTTTTGATGAAATTGGCTTTGATTATCGAGGTGAAGAACAGTTAAATAGCAGTAAAAATAATAAAATAATATACTGGTCAGATTGGAATAAACAAGCGTGCGAGTTAATAACAGAAATACTAAAAAATAAACAAATAGAAATGACTCCTACACCTTTGTGGGTATATCTTGTTGACGGGAAAGTATTGACTGTACCTGTATATGAAAAAAATAAACCTTTTGAACAATGGTTACCAGTAGAATTTAATTAAGGAGTGTAGTAATGAAATACATTTTAAGTATTGTAATGAAAAACGGTGAAACAATTAAAGTGATAGCAACTAAAAAGGATATGGATAATTTACAAGACGCTATATTTTATGCTGATACTTATCCGAAAGTTGTGTATTGGATAAATAACCTTGAAATAAACGCTAAAGATATAAAAGACTTTTATTATGCCAAGATAATAAAGGAGATAAAAAGAGATGAGAGGATGAAAATTGACGATAGAGAATTTGAAATAATATTCACAATGAAAGACGATCAAACTATTTGTGTTAAGGCTAGTAAAAATATTGTTGATAATGTATATAAATTATATAGAGATTTAGACGAGATCAAAGGGAATATAATACTAGATTTTGATGGTAAGTTAATTAATTTAAAAGAAGTAGACTATTTTAGATGGTATGTGATTTAGGAGGGAAAAGAAATGAATTTAGATTTATATAACCCGTTTATTGAGGATGAAGGAATGAAACAACCGAAAGTATATATTAAGAGTTTGGGTGTGATATTACCTGTAAAGGTAATTAATTTTCATAAAGGAATAGTTGAAGTGTATTCAAATGATAATGCTGATTTTGTACCTTATGATTTTAATGAAGTTAAGTTTATTTATAATACTGGATATAAAGATGTGAATGGTGCATATATTTATACTGGAGACATATTAGAATATGTAAGAGGTGAAGCGATATTTAACGGAAAAAAATTTTTATTGAAAAAAAGTGCTGAACAAGAATTTTACTATTTAGCTAGTAAAAAGTTTTGTGGAATTCAATTGTCAGATATGGATACAACAGAAGAGTTATCAGTAATTGGAAATATTTATGAAAATAAGTATTTATGGGAGGACTAGCAATGAAATGGCATAAAGTATATTTAAGGAAAATGACTGAAGAAGAAAAAGAATTTTATCAAGGTGATTATGATGAAATATGGGACGGTGAATTGCCTGAAATAGGTGAAGAAGTGCTAGTAAGTATCCCTTTGTCTTCTGGAGAGTTTACTGACACTTCTATCGATACGTGGGAAGAAATCGATGACGGATTAGGTTTTGAAAATACTGAAAATGATGTTATATACTGGATGGAATTACCAAAATATAACGGAGAATTAAACGATTAGGAGGAATAAAAATGAACGAACAAAAATATTTAAACGTTGAAATGAGAGTAATGTTTAACGTGCCAGTGTGTGAAGGTTTTGACATAGACGAAATTCCCGAAGAAGATTTAAAAGATATGGCAACTGATTATTTTTTTAATGAAATGGGATATGAAGATGCTGATTATTTAGATTTTGAATTTGATATTTAATGGAGGACTAAGAATGACTAATGAAGAACTAGAACAAGAAGTTAAGCGACTAGAAGAACAAATTACTAACTTAAGAATTAAGATATTAGAAAGTAAGGCGGATAAAAAGCCTTATGAAGTGGAATTTCCGGAAGGATTTGAAAAATACTATATATTAGATGAAGTGGGACGTTTGAGTGTATATACAGAAAAAGGAAAAGCGGAAATGTATATCCGTGGTTTAACTTTTAAAACAGAAGAAGAAGCTAAACAATATGATAAAGAACGTATATTGTTGTTTAAAATGCATAAGTGGGCAGAGGAACATAACGGAGGTTGGAAGCCTGATTGGAAAGATTTTGATGAAGAAAAATACACTGTTAGATATGATTATTCAGATAATCAACTTGAAACTTTTTATTCATATAGCTATAAAGAGTTTTCTAAATTACCTTATTTTATAAGTGATGACACTGCACAACAATTCATCGAAGAGTTTGGAGAGGAAATTAAAGAGGTGCTTTGCTAATGGATGAATTAATGCGAAAAATAACAGAAAAGCTTAATATAGCAGTTGATAAAGTACCAGAAGTGTATGAAATGTTGAAGTGGCAGCACGTTATTTATGATACAGTGAATTACATTAATGGGATTCTATATATATTGTTGTTTGCATTAGCTTTAGCAGAAGGATTTTTCCTTATAATTGTTTCTGATTTTGAATTTGATAAAGCGAAAGCAAATAAAAGAATTATACTATTATCATTTATACCTTTTATAGTGATTATTTTATTAATAATCATATTATATGTGTATAGGAATATTAATGCACCTGATGTATTATTTCTGGAAGAAGTATTAAAGAGGTAAGGTATGGAATTAAAAATAATGTTTATAACGGATGTATTGTTATATATAATCTGTATAATCTTAAGTACAACATTGATAATTACATTAATGTATGTGTTTGTTATTTTTATGAAATTAATAAAAGGAGGAAAATTAGATGGAAACAGTAGCAGAGATGATGAAAGTAGTTAAGGAGTATTATAATTTAAATGACACGTTATTAGCGGTTGAATTAGGTGTTAAAAGCACAGGGAATATTACTCAGTGGAGAAAGGGAGAGACTAAACCTAACAAGGATAAGTATATTAAATTAAAAGCGTTATACGAAAAGGTTATGAGTTTAAAAGAGGATCAAAAGGAAGAAACTCAAGTTAAGGTCAAAGAACGATATGAATTGAAATACCCGGAAAATGGAACATTATTATTCTATAATGACATTACAACGGGTGCTATAAGAGAAATATTATATGACGCTGATAAAATGGATATAGTTAATGCTTATTCATTCGGTATGTTGTATAAGACTAGAGAAGAAGCTATACAAAAACGAATGGAGTTCTTATTGCTTAAAAGGATAAATGATTGGGCGGAAGAACATAATGAAGGTTGGACACCGAATTGGAGTGATGTTTATGAAAAAAAATATTATATAGCTTTTGAGAAAGAAGGAGAAATTTTTGATGTGAATTGGTGTATGTGTTATCAACAATTCACTAAGCTACCTTATTTCAAATCACGTGAAATAGCTGAACAATTTATCGAAGAGTTCGGAGAACAAATTAAAGAGGTATTTTTCAACAAGAAGGGAATTAGATAAATTTGAGGATGAAAAAATGGCTAATATTGAGAAGGATTATGCTTTGTATTACGGAGATGAATTAATTTTTGTCGGAACAATGAAAGAAATGGCAGAGTTTACCAACAAAAGAATTGAGACTTTATACACTTATGGAAATAAGAGGTATAAAGATAGGAATACATATTTATTGATTAAGATAGAGGAGGATGAAGAATGTTAAGTACAATAGCAGGTTGGCTATTTTGGACTATATGTATTATTGTGTTGTTGACAGTGTTAACGATAGTATTACATATATTAATTTCACTTATAAAGGAGTTGTCTAATGAGAGATAAGAAAGAACGAATTGCTTATAAAAAGATTAGATATTTAGAACGTATTAGAGATTTAGAGGACAGTATTCAAGAATTACATGAGCAAATTAAAGATGAAGAAGCAAGAAAGACTAGAGTAAAAGCTATTGATTATTCGAAAGAACAAGTCAAAGGCGGTAATAAATCAAGCTGGGAAGCTATGATAGATAGGGTTGATAGATATATTCAGAAATTGTTAAATGCTATTATTGAATTGACTGAAATGAAAGAAGAAGTGTTAGATTTAATTATGAACGTGGAGAATACAAAATATAAACATCTGCTTATAATGAGATATATTAGATTGTATAGTTGGGCTTATATAGAGAAGAAAATGGATATAAGCCAAAATACAAGGTTGAAGTATCACACAGAAGCATTATCGGAAATATATATTCCAGATTTACACTCAATGAGATTTTAAAATATTTTAGAATATTTTGATATATCGTAATATATATACACATATCTTATATTTATGGTATTATATTAATGTGAGCATTTGAATCAGTTCTCTTTTTTGTTAATATAACATAATCACTAACTTACGGAAGTACCTTGACGGGTGCTTCTTTTATTTTGTCAAGAAAGGTGGTGGAAAATTGGCAAAGTTAAGTTTAAAACAACAAAAATTTGCTGATGAGTACATCATTAGCGGAAATGCTATTAAATCAGCGATTGAAGCAGGTTATTCTGATAATTATGCAAAAAAACAATCTCATAAATTGTTGGTAAATGTAGGTATAAAATCTTATATTGATGAACGGTTGAAAGAGATTGAATCTAAGAAGTCAGCAACGCAACAAGAAGTAATTGAGTATTTAACATCGGTGATGCGGGGTGAACATAAAGAAGAAATACTTATCGGACAGGGGCAAGGTTTTCAAGAAATAACCTATATTGATGTAAGCGCCAAAGATAGATTAAAGGCTGCTAATTTACTTAATAAAATTCATCAAGCAAGAGAGAGTAAGCAAGATGAAACTAAGAAAGAAGATAAGTTGGATGCCTATATAGCAAAAGTAGATGGTGAATTAGATGAGTTTATATGATTTATATACACCAAAACAAATTGAAATATTAAAAAGAGTAAAAGAAAGAGATTTCTTTATCTTGGGACTTCATGGGGCTAAAAGAACAGGTAAGACAGTAATCAACAATGATATATTCTTACGAGAGTTAAGACGTGTTAGAATGATAGCTGATAAGTTAAATATTAAAGAGCCTATGTATATTTTAGCTGGAGTATCGAGTAAAACTATTCAAAATAACGTATTACAAGAACTCTATAACCGATATGAATTAGAAATAAAGTTTGATAAACACAATTCATTTACTTTGTTTGGTGTAAAGGTCGTACAGGCTTTTACAGGGACTATTGCTGGACTCGGTGGTATTCGTGGTATGACATCTTTTGGGGCTTATATTAACGAGGCCTCATTAGCAAATGAAACGGTATTTAAAGAGATTATCTCACGTTGTTCAGGAGATGGAGCAAGGGTAGTATTTGACACCAACCCAGACAACCCGGAACATTGGTTGAAAAAAGAATATATTGATAGCGAAAGCGAAAATATTATATCGTATCATTTTAGATTAGATGATAATACATTTTTATCAGAACGATATATTAAGAATATCAAAGAGTCAACCCCTACTGGTATGTTTTATGATAGAGATATAGAGGGTTTGTGGGTTACTGGTGAAGGTATTGTTTATAGTGATTTTGATAGAAATAAACATTACTTCGATGATTATTCAAATATAACTTTTAAAAAGAAATTCGCTGGAGTTGACTGGGGATATAGTCACTATGGATCAATAGTTGTAATGGGTGAAAGTACTGACGGTAAATTTTATTTGTTAGAAGAACACGCTTATCAATTTAAAGAAATAGATGATTGGGTTGAAATTGCTAAAGAGATAAAAGCAAGGCACGGAAACATTACCTTTTATTGTGATAGTGCTAGACCTGAACACGTAGATAGATTTTATCGTGAAAGACTTAATTCAGTCAATGCGAATAAAGAAAGATTAGCAGGTATAGAACAAGTGGCAAGGTTATTCAAAAAGGATAGCCTTTTTATTAATTCTAATGTTAAAAGATTTAAAGAGGAGATATATAACTATATATGGGATGAAAAAACGGGAGACACAATTAAGCAATTTGATGATGTGTTAGACTCATTAAGATATGCTATATATAGCTATATGAACAGACAAACAGCTAAGGTGTTAAATAAAGCCCGTTTAGGACTTTAGAAAGGAGTATAAATGCAATTATTAACTTATCCTAGAGTTGAGTTCGATGAAAAGAACATCAAGAAAGAGTTAGTGGTTAAGCTTATAAGAGAGCATGAGAAACAGCTACCACGATTTAAGAAACTCAAGAAATATTATTTAGGTGAACATGATATTTTAAGTAAACAACGTTCTAAAAATAAACCTAATTATAAACCTGTGTGTAATCATGCTAAAGATATAGCTGATACTTCAACAGGTTATTTTATGGGAAATACAATATCTTATAGCAATTCTGAAGATACTGATATTGATGAATTATTAATAGCGTTTGACAATGCTGAGGTAGATGAATCTGATCATGATAATGCGTTAGATATGGCTATTTATGGTGTTGCTTATGAATATGTTTACGCTAGAGAAAATGAAAATATTTTAGATATAAAAAGCCTTGAAGTTGAAAATACATTTATAGTTTATGATGATAGCATTGAACAACAACCGTTATTTGGGGTTTATTATTTTAAACGAAAAGAAAATAAAGCAGACACTGAAACATATCAAGCTGTTATTATGACTAAACAGTTTGTTTACTCTATAGTTTTAGAAGGTAAAGAAAAAGGTGTTATTTCTGACAAGCCTATACCTCACAATATGGGTGATATTCCTATTATCGAATACAAAAATAATAAATATTCAATAGGTGACTTTGAACAACAAATAGGGTTGATTGATAGCTATAATTCATTAACAGCTAATAGAATTAATGACAAGGAACAATTTATTGATAGTATATTAGTTCTATATGGTGCAAGGCTTGGAGATGATGAAGAAGAATCTATAAAAGCTATGGAGTCTTTAGCAGAACATAAACTACTAGAATTACACCTTGAAGCACGAGCTGAATATTTAAGTAAAACATTAAATGAAAATGAAGTGGAAACGCTAAGAAATGCTGTTAAGCAAGATATATATACTTTTAGCCATATCCCTAACTTAACTGATGAGAATTTCGCTGGGAATAGTTCAGGAGTTGCAATGGAGTTTAAGCTGTTAGGTTTAGAAATGATAACTAAAATTAAGCAAAGATATTATGTTAAGGGCTTGAAAAAACGAATTAAACTATTTGCTAATTATTTAGGTTTAACTCAAATAGCTATTGACGCTAATAGTATAATACCTCATTTTAGCCGTAGTTTACCTAAGAACTTGTTAGAAATATCTCAAATAGTGAGTAATTTAGATGGCAAAGTAAGTCAAGAAACTTTATTAAGTCAAATCCCTTTTGTTGAAGATCCTATGAGTGAAATAGAGAAAGTAAACGAAGAGAAACAAGAGAATATAGCACAAAATCAATTATTATTAACAGGTGGAGAACATATACACAATACGCCAGTAGGTGATGAAGTAGATGAACAAGAAGAACAACGAGTACTGGGAACATAGAAAAGCTGAAATGATACACTCTCAGATTGCAAAGGCTGATGTTACATTCGATGAACTATCAAAGGTATATAATCATTCCAGAAAGCATATTGAGAAGAGTATTAAGGGTATATTTAATAAGTTTCAAGCTGAATATGGACTTTCTAAAAAAGAAGCTGAACAAGTTATTAAAATAATGAGGACAAAGAACAAGAAGTTAATTCCAGCTTTATCCTTATTACCAAGTACACCTAAAATTAAACAAACTATTGAAATGTTGAGTAGTGCGGCTTATGTTTCCCGTATTAATAGACTTCAAAAGCTATTAGATGAAATTGATAATATACAACGATATATTGCTGGAAATGAGATAAGAAAAACAACTGACTTATATAAAAATGTTGCAAAAAACGCTTATTATGGTAGTATACATCAAATTCAAACGCAAACTGGTATAGGGTTTAGTTTTAATGAGTTAGATGAAGAGTTAGTTGAAAAACTATTAGCTGTACCATGGGAAAATAAAAACTATAGAGATAGAGTGTGGGATAATGCAACAGAATTATCAAACACTTTAAAAAATGAAGTAACACAAGCTGTACTTACTGGAAAAAGCGAGAAACTAGTAATTGATGAGATATCTAATAGATTTAATGTTGGAGAGTTTAAGGCTAAACGATTAGTAAGGACAGAAACAGCATATATTAATAATGAAATGGAAGCTTTAAGCTATGTCGAAGCTGATATAGAAAAATATAGGTTTGTGGCTGTGTTGGATATTAGAACATCTCATATTTGCCGTGAACATGATTATAAAGTGTATGATGTATCTAAAAGACAAGTCGGAGTTAACTTCCCACCATTACACCCCTTCTGTAGGTCAACAACAATACCAGTACTTGATACTGAAAACTTATCAGAACTATCTAGAAGGGCTAGAGACCCTAAAACAGGTAAAAGTATAGTAGTTTCTGCTGATATTAGCTATAACGAGTGGTATAATCAGTATGTTGAGCCAAAACGGAAATAAAACGTTTACTTTCCATTTTCAATTAAATAACTATTTTCAAAATGGAAAAAATGATGTATTTTTCCATTTTAACTTTTAAAACGATACAAAATGTTTCGTTTTCGTCCTAGATATGACGTTAAACTGTCTTTTTGTTATACCCAAGCATTTAAGGTATAAAACTGTATGGAATAATAGTCGGGGACGACTTAAAAAATAGGAGGTTCAAATATGGATCAAGAGTTAAATAATGTCGAGACGGTTGAAGAAGAGAAGGTAACAGCTGAACCAACTAAAGAACAACCCAACGACAAGAAATATAGTGACGCTGAAGTAGACGAGATTATTAATAAGAAGTTTGCCAAATGGAAAAAAGAACAAGAAGCTGAACAAAGTGAAGCTAAGAAACTTAAATCTATGAATGCAGACGAAAAAACAAAATATAATCAAGATAAACGACAAGCTGAACTTGATAAGCGTGAGCAAGAAATAGCAAAACGTGAATTAATGGCGGAAGCTAAGTCAATTTTAAACGAACGTGGTTTACCTGTTGATTTAGCTGGGGTTATTGATTTAACGGACGCTGACACGGTTAAGGCTTCAATTGAGGCGATTGGTAAACAGTGGGAACAAGCGGTACAAAAGGGTATTGCTGAGAAATTAAAAGGTACTCAACCACTAACAAAAGCACCTCAAAATTCAAATGGTATTACGAAGGAAGCATTAACTAAAATGAAATACCAAGAACGACTAGATTTTAAAACAAAAAATCCAGATGAATATAATAAAATAATGAAAGGATAATAAATAATATGGCAAATGTAACAATGATGGCGGATTTATTTGATCCGCAAGTAGTAGCAGAAATGTTAAATGAATCAGTAGGTAAATCAATCGTATTCTCTCCACTAGCAGAGGTGGATACAACTTTAGCGGGGCAACCCGGAACAAAATTAACAGTACCACAATGGAATTACATTGGGGATGCTGAAGACGTAGCAGAGGGAACAGCAATTCCACTTGCTAAATTAGGTAAAAAATCAACAGAAATGACAATTAAAAAAGCTGGTAAAGGGGTAGAACTTACTGACGAGTCAGTATTAGGAGGTTTAGGAGACCCGATTAACACGGCTGTGAGACAAATTGCTAAGTCTATTGACCAAAAAGTTGATAATGATGTATTAGCAGCGGCTAAAACAGCAACTCAAACATACACAACTAAGAGTGGATTTAAAGTAGAAGACTTATCTAATGCACAAGATATCTTTGAAAGTGAAAATGACGATGTTTACGTTTTAATTTGCCACCCTAAAGCGGCTTCTAAACTAAGATTAAACGCTGCTAAAGAATGGTTAACAGGTACTCAAGTTGGTGCTGATAGAGTGGTGAGTGGAACATACGGAGAAGTGTTAAGCACACAAGTTGTACGTTCTAAAAAATGCCAAGAAAACGAAGCATTTTTAATTCAAACTAGTTTAAATGAAGAAGTTGACACTAAAGCGTTCAAAGTATTATTAAAACGTGAAGTATTAACAGAATTCGATAGAAATATCGTTAATAAAACTACTGTAATTACAGCTGACCGCCATTATGGAGTTTACTTACAAAACGCTAAAAAAGTTGTTAAAATTACAGTAACAGCTGAACTATAGGAGGGGTTTTTATATGAAATTTTTAGTCAAAAATCCAATTTTCGACACAAAAACATCACAGACTTATCATGCTGGAGAAGTTTTCGATGTTACAGCTAAAAGATTAGAAGAAATTAAAGAAACGTTAGAACAACAAGGCGGTTTTGATTTATATCTTGAAGAATTGACAGAAGAAACTACTTCAGCTAAGACTGAAAATGAAACAGAAGTAACAAAAGAATAGGAGGTTTCCTATGCTTAATGAATTAGAACTATTAACTGGAGAAAGTGACGTAAAAGTCCTTTCTCTTCTTTTGTTAAGGGCTAATAATATAGTATTGGCAGAAACTAACAGGAGAGTTTTAACTCCTGAATTAGAACGTATAGCGTTAGAAATAGCGGTAGAGATGTTTAATAAACAAGGGAGTGAGGGCGAAGCGTCAAGAACTGAAGGCGGGATAGCTATTGTTTATCGTGATGGCTTACCCTCACATATCAAAAATACTTTATCTTCTTACAGGTTAGCGAGGTGTTCGGGGCGTGCGTTTGAAAAAGAACAGACTGAAACCTTACAAGATATTTAAATATGTAGTTAAGACTAATGAAGAAGGGGTACGTTTTAAAGGATATAAAGAGAATTCATATATTATTAATGCTGAAATATATCCAGCTTCAGGACGTATTCAAGCCCAAGTATACGGTGAAAAATTAAATTATATGTTAAATATGCTAATAGAACGTGCTACTGAAATAAATGAGCGTGATGGAATTTGTATCAACAGTGAGACACCTAACTATGAAGTAGTATCTATTAAAAAATATACATTTCATAAATTAGTGGAGTTAAAAAAACTTTGACTGAAATACAGAATATAAGTAGATTGATTAATAAAATCCATAGAATAGGTGGACCAGCAGGAGAACAAATTATAAAAGCTGGAGTCAGTAGGGGAACTAAAATAGTTCAATCTGAGGCTAAATTATTAGTGCCAACTAACTCTGGACGAACTAGAAATAGTATAAGAACAAAGGTTGATGGTTTGAAAGGTTCTGTTTATACTAATGAACCATCAGCTGTATTTGTTGAATTCGGAACAGGTAGTGTAGGAGCTAGTAATCATGGTGGAATAAGTCCAAATGTTAGACCATCTTATAGAAATACTCCTTGGTGGTTTCATGAAAGTATGGTTGAGGGTGGTTACTTATCAGCATATAATTTTTTCACAATAGATACGCCCGTTGGTAAGTTCTATAAGACTGAGGGACAAGCGGCACAACCGTTTATGTACCCAGCATTGAAAAATAATAGGGCTAAAGTTTTAGCTGAAATGGAAAAGTATTTAAGTAGAAAATTGAAGGAGATAACAAAATGATAAATGTTAAACCGTTGATATATAAAGAGTTATCTAAAATAGCGACAAATGTAACAGATACATACCCCGCTGATTGGGAGACATTCCCTGTTGTAATTTATTTAGAAGAGGAGAATAAACCTCATGAATGGTTAGATAATGGAGTAGAAGAGACTACTTATTTACGTTACAAAGTCGATATTTTCGATAAGGAAAGTACTTCTAACATAGCCGTAGAAGTAGATAAAGTATTTAGTTCTTTAGGGTTGCAACGAACTATGGCACAAGATATGCCAGACCCAAGTAATTTAAGGCATAAAGTTATGAGATTTGAAGGGATATATGATCCTGATACAAATATAGTATATCAATATAGAATGGAGGGCTAATATGTTAGCAAATGGAATTAAATTAGAATATAGTGAGACAACAAGTGGTTATACTCTGTTAACAGGGCTTAAGGAAGTACCCGAATTAGGGGTTGAACCTGAGAAAGTAGAAAATACAACACTAGCTGATACTGTAAAACAATATGAGTTAGGAATTGGAGACGCTGGGGAACTAGAATACAAATTTAAGTATGAAAATAAAACAGCAACTTCACCATTTAGAGTATTACGTAAAGCTATGGACGCTAAAAAGGTTCTTAACTTTAAACAAACATATCCAGACGGTACAACAGTAACATTTAGAGGTCAAGTTGCAGTAAAACTTGGCGGTGGTGGTGTAAATGGTGTTATTGAATTTACACTTAAAGTTGCTTTACAGTCAGATTTAGTATTCGTAGACGCTTCAGTAGTAATGTAAGATAAGAAAGGAAATTAACATAGATGACAAAGAAACCATATACAACTTGGAAAGTTGGTAAAGAAGAATATAAACTAAAATTAACAACATCAGCAGTATGTAAACTTGAGGAGAATTTAGGGGTAAATATTGTTAAAATCTTTAATTTTAATGATGATTTTCCATTACCTCCATTAAAAACTATGTTGTATGTATTACATGGTGCTATTATAAAATACCACCATGGGGTGAAATTTGATGATGTAATGAATATTTTTGATGAATATCTAGACGAAGGACACGATCAAATGGATCTATTAATGGAAGTATTAATTCCGTTAATGCAAGACTCGGGTTTTATTCCGAAGGAAGAGAAGAAAGCGGAAAAAGTCAAAGTTCTAAAATAATAGAAACTATGACTGAATATATTGGGGAGTTGTATCCTATTGCACTTGATGTAGGTATAACTCCTACTTTATTTTGGGAATATTCAATACAAGAAATAACAGATATTATTGATAGTAGAAATCGTGTATTAGAGTTTAACAGAAAAAATGAATATATCCGTGATTATTATTTGGCTAAAAGTGTTGTTGAATGGTTAGCACCTATGTTAAGTAAAGACGCTAAACCACCCGAATTATGGAATTGTGCTCCTGACTATGTTTTTGAGAAAGAAAAAGAAGAGATCGAGAAAAAACGTATCGAGTATGAATTAGAATTACATAAGGAACGAATGAGAGAATTTGCAATGAGGTATAATTCTCAACGGGCTAATAATATGCTATAATCTCTAGTAGGAGGTTATGTATTATGAGTAAAAAGAATAATTTTACAATGCCGTTAATGTGTCCGCAATGTAATTCACAAGATATTCAATTTCAATTAGTTAACCATCAAGATTTGAAACCAAAAGGAAAAAGCTTTCTATGGTGGGTAACAATAGGATGGTTGTGGGTTTTAGTTAAATGGGTAGTGTTTTATTTATTAATGGGATGGTTTATAATTCCGTTCAAGTTTTTATTGCCGAAGAAATATAAAATACAAAACACAGTTGAAAACTATAAAATTTGTAAGCATTGCGGATATCATTGGAAATAATCAAAGTTAAAGTCAATCAATAATGATTGGCTTTTTTATTTTACCTGAAAGGAGGAACAAATGGCAACATTAGAAGAATTAAAAGTCGTGATTAACGCTGAATTGAAACCATTTCAACAAAAAATGAAAGAAATGGAGAATACAGTAACTCAATCAACTAACAACGTAAAAAATAAGCTTAGTGGTTTAAAAAGTATGTTTTCAAGCTTAGCAAAAGTAGCCGCTTTAGGTATATTAGCTAGAGAGTTGTATCAATTAGGTAAATATTCAGTTCAAACAGCGTTAGAAGTTCAGGCTTCTATGAACCAAATTCAACGACTTATGGGTGAAAGTTCTCAAGCTTTCTTAAAATGGGCCGAAAATAATGCATTAGCTTTTAATATGAGTAAAGCTGAAGCCATAAAATACGGATCAACCTATGGAAATATACTGGCTGGTTTCATTAAAAATCAAGACAAACTGGCAGGATATACAGCTAAACTGTTAGAAACATCTTCAATCATTGCACAAGGAACAGGGCGAACTATGACTGACGTTATGGAACGTATCCGAAGCGGTTTACTTGGGAATACTGAAGCTATTGAAGACTTAGGGGTAATGGTTAATGTTAGTATGATTGAAAGTACTGAAGCGTTTAAGAAGTTCGCTAATGGTCAAAGTTGGCAACAATTAGACTTCCAAACCCAACAACAAATAAGGTTGATGGCAATTTTAGAACAAGCAACAAAACGCTATGGAGATACATTACAAGATAACGTTAATAACAGAATATCAACGTTTAAAGCTTTGATGAAAGATTCAGCGTTAAATATCGGTAATGCGTTTTTACCTATAATTAATGCTATTATGCCTATTTTAAATGCTTTTGCTAGTGTTATTCGAACAGCAACGGCGAAGTTGGCCGAATTTATTCAATTACTATTCGATAAGAAAGTAAGTAGTACTGATGGAGTTGCAGGGGCTGTAAATAATGCTACCCAAGGCTTGCAAGGTGCAGGGAATGCGGCTGGAGATTTAGCTGATAATTTAGATGACGCTGGCGGAGGTGCTGGTAACCTAGCTGACAATGTAGGAAAAGCAGGTAAAGCCGCTAAAAAAGCAGTAAAAGAATTACGTGGGTTAATGGGGTTTGATGAAATTAACCTATTAAATAAAAAGAATGATGACTCTGATGACGACTCTGGAGGTTCTGGAGGAGGCAGAGGAGGTAAAGGCGGTAAAGGTAAAGGAAAAGGAGCTGGGGGTAAAGATATTTTACCTGATATAGCAATTTCTGACAGAGGTACTCAATATAATACTATGTTTGATGGACTTCTTGAAAAACTTAAGCCTTTATTAGCTTTTCTTGAGCATTTAAAAAACTTGTTTAGCCTTGGTTGGAAACTTACTTTTAGAGAAGAAGGTATTGAGCAACTAAAAAAATCACTTATGGGTATTAAAGAGTCTCTAGAAATAATATTTGGTGATGGTTTAGTTGCAAGAACGGCCGGAACGTTCTTAGAAAGGTTAGCATTTGCATTAGGGCAAACAACAGCGGCGTTAGCTAATGTTGTATTAGGGATAGCCGTATTTATTGCTGAAAGTCTTAATAAATCGTTGCAAGAAACTAGACTTGACATAAAAAGTTGGTTAATGCGAAGTTTCTTAGAAATGGGGGATATAGTAGCAAGTATTGGTAATATTGCAGCTGATATCTCAAATATTTTCTATGATATTATAACTAGTCAACCTTCAACAGATATTGGAGCTAATATAATTTCAACATTAACATACGCTACTATGGGTGTTGTTGATGTAGGATTAAAATTAGGTCGTGATATGTATTCAGGAATTGAACAAACATTAAGCGAGAATAAAGGAAAAATTACTCAAACTTACATAGGTATATTAGAAGCCTTACGACCAGTTTCAGAAAGTATTAAGGATTTTGTAAAAGACGGGTTTGCTATATTTAATAAGGTTTATGATGAACATATTAAACCGTTTATTGATTCATTTTGGAAAGGATTTTCTAAAATAACAGGTATTCTATATGATTCATTTAATAATTACATCAATCCAGTTTTAAAAAAATTAGGTGATAGATTCCAAAATACTTATCAAAATTACATTAAACCAACTATGGAAAGTGTTGGTAATCTATTAGGTACTGTTTTCGATATACTAAAAAAATTATGGGAAAATGTATTAGTGCCATTCCTTAGCTTTTTAGCTGATAATGTATTTCCAGTAATTGCTCCTATAATTGAACGAATAGGAACTTTCTTCTTAACTAATATTCAGATGATAATTTCTAAATTTAAGTTAATAGTTGATGTTATTACAGGAGTACTTAAAATTCTTGAAGGTATCTTCAGTGGTGATTGGGCTAAAATTTGGGAAGGTGTGAAAGATATATTTGTTGGTGTTTGGGATTTTATAGTCGGAGTTATTTCAACTGTTTGGGAACAAATTAAAACTATTGTTGAAACTGGGTTTGATATCGTGAAAGCCGTTATTAAAGTTATTCTAGACACTATAGTTTTATATTTTACAATTGCATTTAATTCTGTAAAAGGTGTTTGGGGATTAATTATTAGTTTCTTCCAAGGTTTATGGGATGGAATAGTAACAATATTCTCAGTTGTAGGAACTTGGTTCACAGAACGTTTCAAAGAAGCATGGGACGGTTTAACAAATATATTTAGAGTCATAGGTCAATGGTTCAGCGAAAGATGGACTGAGGTTAAAAACATTCTATCTCCTATAGGTCAATGGTTTAAAGATAAATTCCAAAATGCTTGGGATAATCTGACAAATATATTTAAGTCATTAGGCTCTTGGTTTGGTGCAAGATGGAACGATGTAACAAATGCACTTAATAACGTTGCTAGTTGGTTTGGAAATACTTTCACCAGTGCATATAATGCGGTTAAGAATGCATTTAGTTCTATAGGATCATTCTTCAGCGGTGTATGGGCTACTGTTAAGAATATATTTGTAAATGCTGGTCAAATGGTCGGAAGTGCCGTTGGTGGAGCGTTCAGAGGAGCGGTTAATGCTGTATTAGGAACTATTGAGAATATAGTAAATGGATTTATTAATATGATTAATGGTGTAATAGGAGTTATTAACGCATTACCCGGGGTTTCATTAGGATATATCAACGGAATTAGTTTACCAAGGCTTGCTCGTGGTGGTATTGTTGATAGCCCGACAATTGCAATGATTGGGGAAGCAGGTAAAGAAGCGGTTGTACCACTTGAAAATACTGGATTCTTACAAACAATGGGACGTGTTGTAAGTAGTGCTGTTGCTGATGTAATTGGAAACAGCCAACCAACCTCAGGCGGTTTAACTGGTGATATCGTAATCCAGTTAGGTGGTACGGAGTACGCTAGATTTACGATTGATGAAATCAATAAAGAGCAAGAAAGAGTTGGTGAAACTCTTATAAAAATTTAGGAGGAACAATAAATGGCAAAGTTAATTATTAATGGAGTAACAATTGTTACTCCTAAATCATTTCAAGTTTCTATTCAAGATATTGACGGAGAAACAGGACGTGACGCCAACGGAAATATGGTAAGAGATAGAGTCACAACTAAAAGAAAATTAGACTGTGAATGGGGTTTTTTAACTCAATCTGAAATGAGTACCTTATTAAGTAGTGTTACAAGCGAATTCTTTTCAGTTTCCTACCCTGACCCTATCATAGGTCAAACAACAAAAACATTTTACGTTGGTGATAGAAGTTCACCAGCTTATAGTTTTAGTGAAAAATTCAAGCCGTGGAGTGGCTTAAAAATGAACTTCATAGAAAGGTAGGTTAATATGTTTAACAACAACACAAGTTATCAAGAAGCAATAAATGCACCCTCGAGACGAATTACTGGGAACGTAACAATAAAAGGTCAGAAATTGTCTGATGATATTTCATCAATAGACTATGTTAGTTCAATTTCCGGGAATACACTTACTATTGGTGCTACAAATGCTTCAACAGTAGATATTAAATTCAAGAAGTTAATAGAAGGATTAGCAGAGAGGGAGTTAATAAAGGTTTCATTCTCTGTTCAAACGTCTAGCGGGATTGTTGAAAGGCAAATTGGAGAGTTCTTTTTAACTGAAATAAAACTTGATAGAAACAACAAAACAACAACGTTAAAAGCCATGGATAAAATGGCTTTTTTAAATGATAAATATACTTCTACTTTACTTTATCCGACATTAGGAAGGAACATTGTACAGGAGATAGCTAATAGCTGTAATTTGAGGGTTAATAATAATCTTAATATAACAAACTTACCTAGTTTTAGTAAAAAGTTAGAAAAAGTTACTTACCGTGAAATGTTAGGATACTTGGCACAGACAGTAGGAGCTTTTGTAATTTTTAATAACAATGGTGAATTAGAGTTTAAAAAATTAAATAGAACACAAAAACAAATCTCAAAAGGCTCTTATCTTTTAAAAGGTTTGGAAGTAGACGAGGTAGAATACAGAATTAACGGTATTTCTATCAGTTTAAATAATCAAGAGAAAACAATATTAGCTGTTGGAAGCCCATTAGGTACACAGGTTAAACTTACTAACCCATTAATGACACAAGGTTGGTTAAATTCTATCTTCTCTGAGTATTCAAGATTAAGATTTAACCCTTTTAAATTAAATTGGCGTGGTGATCCATTTGTTGAAGTAGGTGATTGGGTTTCTATAGAAATAGCTAACGGCTCTTACCGTGCGTTTCCTATCTTGGAATTAAAACTATCTTATAGCGGTGGTTTAAAGTCTACTATAGGGGCTAATGTCAAGGGGACTACAACTTCAACAACAGAATATAAAGGGACAGTTGAACGTCAAATTGAGTTTATTAACGCTCGATTAGGGGCTTCAGGAAACTATGTGTATGCTGATACGGTTGAACCAACTAACCCAAAAGAGGGTGACACATGGTTTAAACCGAACGGAGCATTTACTGACTTATATATCTATGAAAATAACCAGTGGGTTTTAAAAACATCTACAGGGAATATTGAAGGGTTAATTACTAAAATCACAGATTCAAGTGTTTCAACTCAAAACTTAGCTACCGCAATAGCAAAAATCATAGAACTTGACGCTGCTAGAATTACAACAGGTAGCCTTACTTTTGAACAATTAAGCAGTAATACTGTTAGTGAAATAAGAAAAGGTATGGTTAGTGAAACAAAATTTAATAGTTTCGTAAATGATTCTAATGGCTTACGACAACAAATGAGTTCGGAGATTGAAAGAGTTGTTGAAAGTAAAAAATCAACACTTAAAGGGCAAGATGGAGTAAGTAGTTATATTCACCGTAAATATAGTGATAATGCTAATGGGACACCTATGAGTGATAACTCTAATCTAAAATATATCGGGATATATACCGGCAACAAACAACAAGCACCAACCAACCCAAGTGAGTATAGCTGGACTAAAATACGTGGAGAAGACGGAGCGAGAGGTCGTGACGGAAATAATGGTAGAGATGGTGTGGATGGTAAGTCTATAAATGAAAATCTGTTACCTAATTCTAACTTTGCAAAAGATTTAGAAGGTTGGGAAATGGCTAGATTGAATAATAGTGGCTTAAACTGGCAAAAGGGCCACGCAATTGATAATTTTGGTAGAGGATTGCATATTTGGGGTACACCTAATGGTGAGTATAAAGGTTTAGGGACTGTGCCATTCAGTTTAATCGCAAAACAAGGTGAAAAACTAACATTATCAATGGATTTAGGTAAAGATGCATTAACTCAACATTCTGTTTTACACATAGGATTACATTATGTTGTTGATAATAATATAGTTTCACAACAATGGCAAACACTAGATTTAGCAACACAAAATTTTGAAGTTAAGAAATATAAGCGTATTTCGAAAACGTTCATAGTTAGTGCTGATATGAATAAATGTAGGTTGATGATACATACAAAACCTAATCAACTTATAAATTTCTATATTGATAATATCAAGTTAGAACGTGGTGACACCGCTACGGAATGGTCACCTGCTTACGAAGACTTGAGAGGAAGAGACGGTGTAAGTAATTACATTCATAGGAAGTATAGTGACTTTTCAAACGGTGCTAATATGAGTGACAATTCCAACTTGAAATACATTGGTATATACACAGGAACAAGCCCAACACCACCGACAACGGCAAGTAGTTATTTATGGTCGAAAATCAAAGGTGAAGATGGGGCAAACGGTGTACCTGGAGCTAAAGGTGCTGATGGAAGAACTAGTTATTTACACACGGCTTATGCGAACAGTCCTACTGGTGATAGAGGTTTTAGCACAACAAATAGTAACGATAAACTATATATAGGAACTTACAGCGATTTTGAGGTTGCTGATAGTACTGATTATCGCAGATATAAATGGGTGAAAATCAAAGGTGAAAATGGAGCTAATGGTCGCAATGGAACGGACGGACACAGTTTGACAGCTAATTTGAGACTTGAAGGTAGATATGTAAATAACAATTTAACCGATTTAAATACATTCGTTGATGTGTTTTACGACGGACAGAAAATCACACAAGGTTTTGAACTAAGAGTCAAACACAAAGGAATGGGAGTAAGCAACTGGACTGATTTTATTTCTAGACCATACGACAACATAGGAAGGCTTACTAACTTTATATTTAGTAATGGAGAAAAGGACGGAACACCACTTGAAGTTATTGTATTAGTTACTTACGGAGGCTTAAACACCATTGCTAACGCTAGAATGGAAAACGTTCCTGATGTAGTTGAGATTAAAGAAGTTGTTAAGAAATATAAGACATTTGAAAGTACACTAGAAGGCTTCACATCAGTTGTAGGTGAAATTAATACCAAGATATTATCTAAACAACAAAACAGACAAAATTTAAATAGTGAAGATGTTGAGAAAACAGGGAACGATTTATATTTTAATACAAAAGAAAATTTAGTAGCTAACGAGTATTACACGATTTTAGCTGATTTAGATAACGTCCCAGCTAACCAACAAGCATACATCTATAGTGCGAGTGATGGTGGGGATAAAAAAACAATTCAGAACGGGTTAAATTACTGGGTTGTGAAATACACAACTAATCAAACTAGAATCAATCTATACCCATTAGGAACCAACACTAAAGTCAAGAATGTAAGAATTTACAAGGGGGATTTTAGGATTAAGAAGGATGATGAACGAGAAAACTTATATAGTAGTTCTGCTACTGATAGCGGTGATAAATTTATTCATCTAAATTTAATTAAAAATAAAATAAACGGAAACGTTTATACTGTTAAATTTGACGCTTCCGGATATTCTTATGGTGATAGATGGGATATTTACAATCGCATTGGATATGATGAGAATAATCTAACTCAACTATTGAGAGCTAAGGGGAACGAACTCACATTCACTATTAATGACAATACAACGGCTGACAGAATGTATATAAGAATGAAATTAGTTGGAAATACTACCATTTCTAACGTTGAAATATACGATGTAAGCACTGAATATGTAAAAAATAGTCAAGTAAGTAAGTTAGAAAGCTCAATCAAACAGACTAAAGATGAGATTGATTTAAAAGTTAGTAAGGATAATGTAATAAACTCAATAAATATTAGTGCTGAGGGTACTAGAATAAAAGGTGATTTAATCGCTGATTATTTGTACGGAAAGACTATTGAAGGGGCGGTTATCCAAGGTAATTCAAAAATTAAAATAGGTAAACACGGATATATGATTCCCGCCGGTGATGGATTAAGATTCTGTCTTCCTGAAAAGCCAGATGCCAATAAGGGTGTTGGGGTTCAAATGTTAGGGAATTATGGTCGTGATGGTGATACTGCTTACGGGTTCTACTTATATGTGGACCCTAATTTCGATACTACAGAAGTAGCTGCTACTAACTCTTATCTAATGACTGTAACTGGATATATTTCCACTAGAGGTGTAAATAATTTGAAATTCCAAAATTATTCAGATAATAGTACAGCAATAGGTGTGTGGGATAAAAATGTATCATTGCTTTTTGATAGAACTAAAAATGATATATATTACGAATGGAACGGCAAAATCTATAGTATATGGCAAATGGTAGATAGATTTTATAGCACTACTTCTGATGCTAGATTAAAAAAAGATATTAGACCTTGTGCTTATAAAGCGCTAGATTTAATAAATGATTTTAAATTTAAAAGTTTTAATTGGGAACATAGGGAGCAATTGGAAAAGAAACCATTTACTGAAATAGGATTGATTGCTCAAGATGTTGAAAAGATAAATAAAAACTTTGTAACTATGGCAGGGGAATATAAAACATTGAATCAGTTTAATTTACTTACTTATTCTCTAAAAGCTATTCAAGAACTATCTCAAGAAAACACCAACCTTAAATCACAACTTAAAGAAATGAATGAAAGACTAACTAAACTGGAGGATAAAATCAATGGCAACTTATAAAAAAAACTATGCACGTGCCACTTACGACAGCAACGGAGGAGTGCTGACAACCATCGTCAGTATATTTAGTACTAGCGGTGGAACGGTGATTGAAACCACGCTAAAAGGTGACCATTTAACGAAGTCAGAAGATGAAATAGTACAACTGGCACTTGACCAATTTTATCAAGATACTTACCCTAATAAAGCTGAAAATGAACGATTTACTAAGGTTGATGGAAAGCTAAAAGTACTGGATACTAAACTAGCTGAAATGGATAAGATGAAAAAAGAACTTGAAATCACACAAGGTTCTTTAATGGATTTAATCACACAAATGAGTGGAAGTTTGGAGGATGAACACCATGAGGATAATACACAACCTAAAAATACAACTGAAGGAGGTGACAGTAATGATGGCAATGCTATTCGCAATTAATATCGCAAAAGGTAAACGTACGTTTGCACAAGTACCTAAATTCCTTAAAGATAAAGTCAGAGAATGCTTAATCGATATGGATTTGGAACATTTAGCAAAAGAGGGGGCTTAAAGCCCTCTTTTATTTTGCAAAGAAAGGAGACGTAATGCTGGAGAATATTTTATTTATCGTATCACAAATTTTAACAGTTGTGATTTTACCTGCTGTTAAGTGGTGGTTGGATAAAGGTAATAAGCAACTTGTAGGACAAATAGAAAGCTTAAATAAGGAAGTAAAGAAAACACAAACTCAAGTTGAGGAAGTAACTCAAATAGGGTTACAAAATAGGAGTTCAAATAAAAGCATAATGTCTTATCGACTTCATAAGGAGTTTGGAGAAGCCTTGATTAAAGGATACACAACTACTGATGATTTTGAAGAATTATCTGGACTTTATGCAAATTATAAAGAAATAGGCGGAAATGGGAAGATTGAAGCCTTATACAACAGATATAGAAAATTGCCTATTAGAAAGGAATAAGAAATGAAAAAATTAATTAAATTAGATTTTGACAACACGACAAGAGAACGTAAGACTGAAGATAGTTATTCGGAATTATACTCTTATGATAAAAATAACGGATCATTTGAGTTTGAGATATTAAACGATACACTTACAACTGAACAAGTTATAGCATTATTTAAATTCACAGAAAGCAATAAAATCTGGAAAACTACTGGAACGGTAGAAGGTAACAAAGTAAAAGTAACGTTTGATACTACTTTAATTACTCAAAATGAAACGGTTATTTGTTACTTATATTTTGACGAAGAACAAAGAACATCTGATACTTTCAGATTTAAATTCAAAGTCAAAGTATCTGAAATAGATAAAATGAGTCGTTACGAGGTAAAAGAAAGATTTATCAACAACACAGTAATTGTCGATAGATTAGACGTTGTGACAAAGGATGAATTAAAAGAAGCGTTAAAAAATGTTGGTGGGATAACAACAGAGGGACTACTAACAGAAGTTAAGGCTGAGGAACTTTACGCTAAAAAATCAGAAGCAGTAGACAACACTAATTTTGAATTAATTAAGAATAGAGTACTAGCTTTAGAACTTAAGACTGATAAGGACACTGTTTATGATGACAGCGAAGTTAAAGAAAGACTTACTACGCTTGAGAATAAAGCCCCTGTAGACTTATCAAACTATGCTACTAAAGAAGAATTAAGAAACGTTAGTGGTAGTCAACCATTAGCTGACAACCTTGTGACTAAAGAAGAGCTAGAGAACAAACATTATATTTCTGATGTAAGTAATCTAGCAACTAAGGATGAATTAAACGAGGTTAGAAACAGTCAACCAACAGTTGACACTTCAAATTTAGTTACTAGAGATGAGTTAACAGCTAAGAATTATCTTACAGAACATCAATCGTTGGATAATCTAGTTACTAAGCAAGAGTTAGAAGAGAAACAATATCTAACGACACATCAAGACTTATCAGAGTACGCTAAGAAGTCAGAACTATACAACGATAGCGATTTAAAAGCACGTGTTGAGGTGCTAGAGCAAAAAACGGATAAAGACACTGTTTATGACGACACACCTTTAAAAGAGCGTGTAACGGCTCTTGAGAGTAAAGCTATTGGAGGTGGAGCTTATGATGATAAACCTATTAGAGATAGATTAGATGTGTTAGAAGCTAAACACGATAATGACACAATATATGATGACACAGAAGTAAAACACAGACTTACTGAACTTGAAAATAAGCCTGCTGTTGATACTTCTGTTTTTGTTACTGAAGAGAAATTGTCTGAGAAAGGATATCTTACTCAACATCAATCTTTAGAAAATGTAGTTACTAAAGAAGAGTTAGCTAACAAGAAATATGTTACTGAAGATGAATTAAATAACAAAGGATATTTAACTCAACATCAAGACTTATCAAACTATGTGACTAGCGAACAACTAGAGAATAAGCACTATTTAACACAACATCAACCGCTTGATAATTTAGTTACAAAAGAAGAGCTTAACAGTAAAGGTTATGTAACTAATGAAGCACTTAACAGTAAGGGATACTTAACTGAAGAAATGTTAAATAGTAAAAACTATCTAACAGAAGATGTGTTGAATACTAAGAATTATTTAACTCAACATCAAGACTTATCTAGTCTAGTGACTAAGCAAGAACTAGAGAATAAACATTATTTAACTGAACACCAACCACTTTCACACCTTGTTACTACTAGCGATTTAGAAGTGTTGAGAAATATAAGTGTAAATAAAGCTGAATTTAACTCATTCAAAGATAATGTTGTTACAAAAACTGAATTAGCTGAAAAAGGTTATTTAACAACCCAATATGATGATACCGATGTTAAGAATAGGATACAGGCATTAGAAAATAGACCAACGACTGGTGGAACTCAAACTCAAGATACTGGGTGGTTAAAAGTAAGCGGTGAAAATGTAATCGCTGGAAATATTGTAGAAATGAGGCGTATTGGAAACACTGTACACGTTAGATTTAGAAATGAAAACGGTTATTTTATTATTGATGAGAACATCTATTTTACGCTATATAAAGAAATTAGTGGTGGTTTTGGTACAGTTACAAATAATTCGCCTATTTTTTCACCAAAAAATAATCAAGAATTGGGAAGAATTATTACAAATGTATCTAACAACAGTATAACAATTGAGTCAAGTATTGATATAGAATTATCGGGTTCTAAATCCGTATATATTAACGAATTCTCTTATATTGCCGATGACCCGTTCCCAACAAACTTAAATTAAGGAGGATAAACAAATGGAACAATTACAGCCAATATTATTAACATTAATCGTATTCGGACTTAACCTATTAGGTAAGTTCTTAAAAGAGTGGAAACCATTCCCGACAGAGCTTATCCCTCAAGTATTAGGAGTACTTGGGGGACTTATAGGTTGGGCGGTATTTAAGGATACTAACGCAGTCTTATTAGGACTTGCAAGTGTTGGAACACATCAAGTAGTTAAGCAAAGTAGAAATGAAGAAATAACAAATAATAACAACACGGAGGATAAATAAATGGTTAGAACAAGTGAAATTATAAACGAGGTAAAACGAATAGCGAATTTAGGAATCGGAGTAGACCAAGATGGAGCTTATGGAACACAATGTGTTGATGAACCGAACTATCTGTCAGTATTGTTTTTTGGAAAAGCCTTATGGGGAAATGCTATTGATTTACTAAATAGTGCAGCTGCATTAGGATATACAGTTGAGTATAATGAGGCTGGGAATTTAGATAGTAAACCTAGAGCAGGTGCAGTATTTGTAATGGATACTACATATATCTACGGACATCCGTTCGGACATACTGGGGTAGTAATAGAGGATAGTGATGGGTACACGATGAAGACTATCGAGCAAAATGTTGATGGTAATGCAGATGCATTATATGTAGGAGGACCAGCACGTTATATGGAACGCAATTTCGATGGAATCGTTGGTTGGTTCTACTTCCCAACAGATGATACAGAAGCTGGAGAAGTTAAATTAAACACTGATTTACAGTCCTTACCAACAGTACGTGTATATACTGTAGGAGTAGATAAACTTAACATTAGAAATGCACCATCTACTGATGCAGAAATCGTAGGAACTTATGAAGCAGGAGAAGAGTTTAACTATATGGAATTTTGTTATACAGAAGGATATGAATGGCTATCTTACATCTCTAATAGTGGAGAAAGACGTTACGTAGCATCTATGAACTTAGAAACTGGAGATACTCACGGAACGTGGAGAGAAAAATAATTGATTTTAAAATCAAGTCATGTTAAAATGAAAGTACCTTCGGATTAGTATTAATATATAATACTATATTCTAGAGCCTTTACTAATAAGTAGGGGCTTATTTTTTTATGCAATTTTTTAAAAAATTTTAAAATAACTATTGACTATATATCGATTAAGTGATATACTTTAAATGTAAGTTAATAGAGGAATAAATAAAACCTCTTAAAGAAAGAAGGTTTATATATGGTTGATAAATTAATTAAAGAAATAGAAGAACTATTAAATAGTGAAATTAGTAGTTACAAAATAGCAAAAGATTCTGGAGTCTCATATTCATTGATATCTGATTACAGAAATAGTAAAAGAAAAATAGAGAATATGACACTACAAGTAGCAAATAAATTAATCAGATATACGGAGGATCTAAAAATGAGAAATTATGATAAAATGATGATAGTTGTTAATGAGTTAGTATTAGAAGAGGGAGCAACAGTGACTTACTGGACAGAAGAAAATCCTAACGACTGTACTTGTTGCTATTCAGTAGATGAGTTAAAGGCTCATTTAGGAAATATGAATGAAGATGAATACGAAAGACTAGTATTTCAAGTAGACTATGAAGAAGATGAAGATAGATCATATCAATTTTATATGAGTGAATATAAAGCTGTGTTAGATGGAGATAAGTTCACTCTAGACTGTTTGCATAATACAAGATAAAAATAAAGCCCCGAAATTAGGGGCTTTTTTTATAAAAAAATTTTAGTCAAACTTTGATTATCATAAAATCGTATGTTAAAATATATTTAGTTGGTATTACAACCTAAACTTTCTTTTTAATATTAAAGTTTTTCAAGACGGGACGCTAGTTCTCCTTGTAAATATTATTTTTGGTTAATACGATGTATCATAATAACAAAATAGCGTCCGCAGTCGGTTTTCCTTCCATAAAATAAATAGCAAACATTTTTTTCAACCTCCTAACGGGGGTTGTTTTTTTATGGGGAAAAAAAGGGGAAAAAGTATCTAAATACTTGATTTTTTCTGTTGCACTTCAAATATACAGAGATACTTTTTAAATTACCTTAAATGTACTATAATATATTGGTAAATACACGTTTTATACTTGAAATATATTTTTTTGTACATCAAATTTAGAGGAGTGAATATAACTCTAAATAAAAGAATACATAAGAAGGCTAGAAGCTTGAAATTCAGGTTTCTAGCTTCTTTTGTGAAATTGAGTATAGAAAAAAGGTTGTATACTAAATCCGGGGCATGGAAAAATTCCAGCCCCGGATTTCAATTTTTATATATAAAAA